CCAGTATTGCCTTTCGGCAGCCATCTTTACGATGGTCTTCTTCCGGTGTTTTCACACCGGTTCGCCGTGCTGAAAACTTATCTTTCGATAAGCGATCAGTCCGTCGATTGTTGTTTTTGGGTATTTGCACACCCGATCTTAACGAACTTACGTTCTTCGCAAAATTGAGGCTTAATTTATGCCCCAACTCACACGAAGTCGCTCAGAAAATTTAGGATCCACAACGACACAATTAGGTCCCTATATTCATTATAGTAGGACTAATACATTCGGTGGAAACACTTCTGCAGCATATATACAACCTGATAGAAATTATCAGGCCTATCGTACGTTCAGTGACACGGTTACGCCAAATTTTCATTCTATGGCTAAACCGTACCCCGTAAATCCGATGCAAAAAACATCGGCATACGTCGGTCGTTACGCCCCGATACTCTGGGGCTATGGTAAAGTTACTAATTATCCTTTGTATTATAGAAGGAAACATAGTATCGAAACCATCGTGGTAAAACAAGCCGGGCGCAGTTTGCTCCCAGCGAGTTTTGACATGACGAACGAAGATGCTGCAATTGCTGCCCTATTAACTCGTCTTAATGACAAGGTTGGTATGGCTGTTCGAGCAGGCGTTGATAAAGCGTCCGCTTTGGCTTTTGTAGCTATCGCAGAAAGAAAGAAGTCTCTTGAGACTATTGCCACGTTGTCGAGTTCAGTAGCTACGTCTGTTTGGAGGTTAATGCAATTTAGGCATTTCTCCTACAAGCAGCTACTAGACTCCGTCGGCGATACATGGCTGCTAGCCCGTTATGGGTTACGTCCAATGGCTTATGAAATTGCAGGTATAGCCAATGGGCTATTACACGCAATGGATAAGAGCATTTGGACACCGGTCAGGAAGTATAAACAAGAGCAAATAGTGGTTAACAGTAGGACCATGACGGTCCCACTAACATTGAATACCAGTAATGTTGGTACCTTACAGTATTACGTAAGGTCTACAGTACGAATTAAGGTATCTATGGGTTGCCACTGGAACGTACACTCTGCCTCTGACGGTGGTTTGTATCAAGAGCTCGGTGGGCTGAAAATTTTAACAACAGCCGTTGAACTTGTTCCACTTTCATTTATGCTCGGTTGGATATCAAATTTTAATGATTTGATAGCGTCGCTTGATATGTCGCCTAATGTTAACTTAACATCAAGGTTTCGTACAACGACTACAACTATTAAGCGTGAGCTTATAGTTCTAAACTTAGCAGAAAATGAAGGATTTGGGTTATGGCAAAACCCACCGCGATTAGTGCATCTTGCGACGCACACATCAAGGACGCCTTTGGCGGAATTCACCAAGTACGCCATACCGGCGCTTGAGTGGAATGTCGACTTACCTAAAATCTTAGATTTTGGTTTTATCATGAGGAATATTTTTTCCTCAAATGGTAAACCTAAGAAGTATAGATTTTAACCCACACTAACTAACTAACGTATTCAAAATAAATACGTCAAATATCAGGTGAATATTATGGCTCTATCAGCCTTTCTAACTAAGATCCAACATCCAGGGCATACTGCCGCCGATGTGTTAAATCCTGCCACTACTACTACATTTGTAGACATGGCTTACGCCGTTACGTCAAGCCGATCAGGTCATGTTGTTGCGACCTATCGTGAACAAGCACAAAATGACCTTGTCAAGGTCGTTCCAACTTGGCTTACGTTTCAACCAAATATTACCTTCGAACGAAATGATACAGCTTCGCCTACGCAGAAACGCGTAACGAAATGTACCTCAAAGTTCCCTGCAGTATTTGGCTCGGCTGTAAATCCAGACGATCCTCGTCGCGGTCAACACGTTCAAGTTTACATTTCTGTGGTTTCACCACAAAATGCAGACGAACGTTCAGTTATCGCGGCAATGAAACAGGCGCAAGGTCTTTGTTTTGACTCTGCTAGTCCGTTTTTCCAATCAGTCGTAAATAATGCGCCACTCGAGTC